CAATAAAGAGGAAGTCTTTTTTTTAATTTCAAAAACTTTATTGATATCATCTGCGGTGTCTGGGTCTCTGTTTTGCGGTCCAAACTTCCGTCGGCATTCTGTATTGTCCCTCTTTGTTCAAAATATAAACAGGAAGATTGTTAGGTCCCATCGGAATTTGCGGGGGAGGAATTGGATTCCACCTCACCGTTTTCCTGGTTCTTTTAATAACATCCCATTCCATTTCATATGTAAGCAAAAATTGGCAATATTGGTTCAAATATGTATTGCTTGGAATGGATCCGCTGCAGGCGCTTCTTCTTGGTGGTCCCATCTGTGCCAGGAGTCTCAGGAAAACCATCGGTGGTGGGTTTTTCATACCCCAAATGGATAGTGGTGGTGTTGTACATTTTTCAGTGATATCAGTGTTCGGTATCTGAGACCATATCTGCGATTCTAAATTTGCTGTTGTTTTTTCATTTACAGAACCCATGTAATCTGGAAATGTTATTTCTTTTCTTTGATCCTCTGATTTAATAGTTGATTCCCTTATCCCACTTGGCAGTTTACCTCTGAATAATGTTTCTCTGATATGTGACGGGTGACCTGGCATTGAATATCCTCTTTCATTTTCAACAGCTAGTCTGAAGTTTTCAACCCCATGGTATTTGGAACTCAAAAGCGGAATGTTTTTTAGATATTCTGTTGTGTACCCATAAGCTAATGCATTAGTAGTCACTATCAGTGTTCCATCAGGGGTCCTAACTACTGTGTCTCCCTGTCTGGGTCCTGGCTGTTCTCTTTCAGTTTTAGCTAAATCGCTGGAGAAGAGATAGGTATCTCTGGTGATGATCCATGGAGGATCATTGTAATATCTGAAACTCGTTTTTTCTCTATCTCCTGGACCTGTTATTGAATAATCACCATCTTTAAATCTTCCTCCCGCTAAGAACATAGCTGGTCTGCTGGTGCTTTTTACTGTGAATGGTACAATGTATGGGTTCACTTCGATAGCAAATGTTTTCTGTGGGCCGTCATCATACATTCTGCTCATCACCTGTATTCTCTGATCTATCAATGGATTGTCCTGCCTCCGTGCATCCCACATATACTGTGTCAACTGCTCAAAAGGCAGATCAGGAAAATTGTAATTTTGGGAAAATGTATTTCCAGAGTGTAAAATTGTTGCTTTGTGGTTTTCTAATATATAGAATTCGGTGTCTTGGGTTTCTAAATATTGCGAGTACCAAATTGTTTTACTTGCTTTTGGATGTCCTGGTCCTTGATCTGGATGTGTGTTCCTTCCCGGCACGAAGCCGCTGTTTGGGTCTGGTTTTCCAACAGTTCTGTATGAGTATTTTGGCAGTTGATATGGTTGTCCCGGTAGATGTCCTGGCACAGATACTTGACCACCACCTAAAACATATGGAAGTTCATAATTAACATCTTCGAAAGCAAGCAGTGTAGCAGAGTTATTGTCAGATACCTGCTCAGCTTGTAAACCTTGTTGCTGACATACATCTTTTATTACAAGCTCTTTTAAATGAACTGTTAGCGATCTAGGTCTAAATGCATCATAATCTTCAATTAAAGTTTGAAAAGCACTTGGAGAGAAATGGCAGGACATAATGTTTAGATCATAATAGTACCATGGTGTATTAAAAATAATAGAAGGTATAGCGTCTCCAGACATCATAGAACAGTAAGTGTCAGGAAACGCTGAGAGAACACATCTTCTAGTACCAAATGTCCTAATAGATGTATCGGTAAATTGTGTCCCTCCCACCCATGTCCCTTTCTCATTAGTTGCCCCCCCTCCCGTCCCGCAAAGCTCAAAATCAGCTCCAGCATTCTGCGTTGGACAAAGCAAAGACTTATCACATTCAGATTCCACTTCCATAGTTTTCTGACGCTTGTGCCCGCTCATTGTATCTTCATCATGTGCATTAGGACTCTGAGGAGGAGATGCACGTTTGGATCCTCGCTGTGGAGAAGATGGAGGAGCAGGTATAGGGTCAGGGTGCGGTAAAAGGCTTTCAACAGTTTTTTTATCAACACTTGGAAAAACCCCTTTTACAATCTCATATATAGGAGCTCCTATTTTTTCTTTTGCTCGCCATAGTGCTATGATGAAGTTTGCAAGTAGTTTTTGGCTCAGTTTTGTAGAACCTTTTAAAACCTGTTGAATTTCTTGGCTCATCTGTCTGTCAACAAATGGTGCCCATAAATGAGGCCAGTGACCGTGTTTCTGCATTGTTTTGTACCTTGTATCATGTCGAAGAGCTGCTTCGTCAAGTTGATCAGCAGGTTTTCCATGAGGGAGAGGATTGAATGGACCTGTGTAGCGATGACCGGGCCAGGTGAGTCCTCCCTTTTCATGTTCTCCTTCACCCTGTTGCGCTTTTTCGATTGTTTCTGTTTCTTCTCTTCTATCTTCTTCTATTTCTTTTTGTATTTCTTCTTCTTCTTCCTTGAATCCTAGCGGGTGTCTGCCCTGCCAATGTTCATCACAAAAATCTAAGGGACAAGGCAAACGTTCCTCCACCTTGTCTTTCTTAGTATCTTGATGTGTAAGAGAAGGTACCTGTTTTCAGTTGGTGATGTCTCAACCGGAACTGCTGTAACAGGAGCTTCTGGTTGCGGAATGCTATCAGGCTCTTTAAACACATATTCTGGTTCTTGCTGAATTTTTTCCATAAATGCATAGAATTTTTCTTTACTGGTGTCATCAGAATCATGTATGGTCTGCAGAATATCTTCCTCAGAGGCATTTTCCGGCAATTTACTGAGGGCTTGATAGAAAAATCCTAAGTATGCATGCCTTTGTGAGGCATCCATGGGTCTATCAAATTGGGGACATCTCAGTTTGCTTTCTGTTCTCCATCTTTCTACTCTTTCTCTGAAACCTTGTGCACTATTGGCAAAACCACTGTGAAAAAGTCTATATAGGTATTCAGCTTCTAATAATAAATTTTTTGTTTTTGGCATATGGATGTTAAATTTTTCCCCAAATAGCATACAATCGCTTAAACAGCTTCTGTAATAGTCAATTGACATTCCTTGCCCAGCCCACATAAAAGCTTCTAATTGCTCCCATGTTAGTATCGGTATAATACCTTGTCCGCCGAACATTTTATTGTTCTCCGATGATATCTGAAATTTCTGCTTCCTCTTCTAACTGGATGTCAAACACCAGTTGTGGCTGTGTATCTGTAAGAGAGGGGCACTTATCAACTACTGCTGGGTACAGTTTATCCTTTATTCTGATAGTAAATAAGTACTCATCTCTTACCTGGTGCAGGGATGAATTCAGTCTCAGTTATAATCTCCACCGTCTCAGCAGGGTTCTTAGTTGCAGTATTTTTTGTTTTCTGTTTCTTCTTTCTCGGTGCTTCTTCTTCGAACCAGTGGTCCAGTTCTTCTGGATTGTCTTGAATTTCATCTGGTTCCGCTCTCATGTAGAGTGGCTGCCTTTTATGCTTCATTTCTTTTGGGGGTGGGATCTCTCCAACAGGAACTAAATGTCTAATACTGGCAGGTCCTTTTTTAAATATAGGGCAGTTCATAATGTCCGGTTGCGCAGCAAGTTTAGCTCCCATCCGAAAAAAAGATTTCACTTCCTCACTGGTAATCAAACCAAAATTGCCCGGCAGGGTCATATTAAAGCTAAACTTTATCATCCTGTCCTCTAATGGTTGCTGATGTTCAAAGCTTACAAAACTTCCCTCTTGTACAATAGTCATGTCCACATTTGAGGTTATGAGGAAAGGTGGACTGTTAACCTCAATAGATTGCATGCACTTGCGGTCGATTCGCAAAGCAGTTCCCCCCAGTAGTGCTTTAGCAGCTTCGACCATATCACCAGTCATCTTTCCCTCTTCCCACCACCCTACCTGAGCCCCCGCGATATCTTGAAACGGGAAATTTGCATTATTCCAGTTCACATTGCCATAGTTTGCAGAACTGTGGCAGATGGCTTGAGCCATGTTAGTCTTTCCTGTTGTGGCAGGCCCGTAAAACCACACACAGTTCCTCTTTCCCGTTTGTTTCATGCTCCAAAAGTACATTATCACCGAAGCAATTTTAGGATCATAGTTGTTAATGGCAAAGATATAATGCATTCTGTTATTGTCAAAAGTCATTTCCCCCTCATCCTGCTGAAAGCGCCGCAGAGCATTCATATCCTTGAAATCCATCAGAGTCAACCCCAGGGGTTTCTCTTTTAATAACTTTTGCTGAGCGATTCTCAGACACTGTTTAGCCATGTATCCACCTGCTTGGGTGGCCAGAAACGAGTATAGACTTAGAGCATTCTTATTTTCCCATCTGCTCTCAGAGCAGATGTTGTTATCCACCAGCCACTGCACGATATCAAGCATTTTCTCCCCGGTGGCACATTTGTACATGGGAGCTGAGAGCTCTTCGATCACCGCTGGGTCCTGTCTATTATCCAGCAACTCCTTTCTCTTATCAGTATTTAGGCAAGCATCACCGATGGCTCCACCGATGGTGGTCCAAGCATATAAACACTCTTTCAGCGGCAGTTTTTTAAGCAGATAGTTGTAGATAAAGCCCTCGTCCGTGCTCTTCCAGGCCCCGTGTTTATTCTTATGGGGCACAAAGAAGCTCAGACCCTCCACCCCAAAATAGTACAGAGAGACCTTCTTCTCTGTATTTTTGAAAATTGTAAGCACATCCCGCGGAGTACCAGCGGACACAGACACACACCAATGCAAGTGCAAGCCACCTTTTGAGTCTACTTCTTCTAACTGCATAAAAATGCCAGGATCTACCCCTAAACGACATGATTTTCTAAGCTCTTTCTGCAGCTCTCTAAACAAAGCCTCCGCCTGCCGAACAGCGATTACCAGATTACTACTAAGATTTTCGCGCGGCGCCGGAGGCGCCGCGCCAGACTGTTGATTTTCACTATTATTCTCGTTGCCAAATATATCAGGCCATTTCATGCAATCACGCGTAGAAACAGGAACTTCAAAAATATAGCGTCCTTCATAAACACCAGGTATTTTTAAAACATCAGGAAAAAGTCTGCAAATACCTGTCCAGTAGGTTTCCATCTTCAAATACAGGCCGAAAACGACGGAGTTCTGCTCGCGACGGTCTCCAAAACGCAAATGGCAAACTTCCTCTTTTTCGCCCTCCTTATATAATATGTACTCAATTCTGATTGGTCCACGTCAATGCAAATTAGGACTTAAGTTCCCGTCCAATCAAATTGCTTCCCGCCAAAAAAACTGACCAATCAGGTTAACTTCCTCTTTGCATAAATTATGCAAATTAATGGATTTGAAGCCCCGTCCAATCAAAAAAGGCTCCTCCTACTTTGCATAAATTAATTTACATCTCATTTGCATAAATTATGCAAAGTAGGAGAAGTCAATAAGCTCCTCCTACTTTGCATTAATTAATTAGCATCTCATTAACATAATTTATGCAAAGTGGGAAGAGCTAATTAGCTCCTCCTACTTTGCATAAATTATGCAAATGAACTCCTCCTCCGGAAATGACGTATGAAAAGCGCCAAATATCTCGTCGGTCTGTACTGCGTCACATCCCGTGACGTCACCGGAAAAACAACCTTTGACCCGGAAGTGACCTTTGACCCCGGAAGTCCCACCCCCGGAAGTTGACTGCAACATATCTGTCAAAGATGGCGAAGCCCTCTAGTGTATTGATTAGCAGGCCGGCGTCGCCCAACACTCGAAAAAGATTCTCTCTTTCTCAGAGATTGCGCAAGAGGTCATCCGGTACTTCCGGGTCACTTCCGGTACTTCCGGTTCAAAGGTCATGACCCGGAAGCGGATATGACGTATGAAGACCTTTGACCTTTGACCCCGCCCTTTGACCCGGAAGCGGATGTGACGTCAGGGGCGACCGGCGAGAGGCCTGGCGCTTTTCAAAAACA